AACAAGGAAATCAGATGATCAAGCTCGAGTTTAGCGTCGATGAAGTTAACCATATCCTGACCCTACTGGGTCGCCTCCCGTTTGTGGAGGTCAACTCGGTGATTCACCGCATCGTTGAGACGGCACAGCCGCAGGTGCCGCAAGAGGAAGCGAAAGAAGAAGTAGCAGCACAATAAGCAGTACTCAACCCCAACTGAAAGGGCACACCTAACCGTGTGCCCTTTTGTCACTTTGGAAAAATAAGAATGAGAAATCTCTTAACAAAAAAGAGCACCTACACCTTTGACTACCCGGAGGCGCTGGCCTTCGCGGACAAGCAAAACGCAATCTTTTGGACATTCGATGAGATTGATCTGGAAAAGGACGTACACAACATCCTGACCGACTTCACACCGGCAGAACGTCATGGCATCACCACAGCACTCAAGCTGTTCACCAAGTACGAACTCATTGTGGGTAACGAGTACTGGGGCGGTGTCGTGAAGCCAACCTTCCAGCACCCGGACATCGGCCTGATGGCTGACTGCTTCGCCTACTTTGAGAGCAACGTACACGCACGCTTCTACAACCGCATCAACGAACTACTGGGTCTGGCAACGGAAGAGTTCCATCAAAGCTGGCAGTACGATCCGGTGCTGGCATCGCGCATCTCCTACATTAACAACATCGTCGAGAGCAAGAACGTCCCGCTGTCGTTGGCCGTCTTCTCGCTGATGGAGGGCTGTGTTCTGTACAGTAGCTTCGCCTTCCTGAAACACTTCCAGAGCAACGGCAAGAACAAGCTGAGTAATCTGGTTGCAGGCATCAACTTCTCTGTGCGCGACGAGAACCTGCACCACGAGGCTGGCGCGTGGCTCTTCCGCACCTACTGCGAAGAGAACCACATCGACATGGAGTGGATGAAGAAATTGGTTCTGCAGGCTGCTGATGCTCTGGTCGAGCATGAGTGCCGCATCGTGGATCTGTTGTTCAGTCAGGGCGATATCGAGGGCATCTCGGCAAAGAGCATGAAGGCGTTCGTTCGTGCCCGCGCCAACATCTGCCTCGCCAATCTGGGCTTCGAGGCGGCGTTCGATGAAGAGGGCGACACCATCAGCGACTGGTTTTACCTCGGCATCTCCTCGTCGACGATCCACGACTTCTTCGCACGAGTTGGTTCACAATATCATCGTAAATGGAATGAGAAAGGCTTTGTCTGGTAATGGAAAACATGATCGAAAACAAGTACGAATTTCTCAGCGCAGAGCGTAAGCGTCTACAGAAGGAGGGGCTGCTGCCGGATTGGTACACGACCCCGGGGTGGCAGTTGTTCAAGAGCAGCTACCTGCGCGGCTCCTCCAGCTTCCGTGACCGTGTCAATCAGATCGCGGAACTCGCGGCCAAGCACGCCCCCAAGACCCACGACGGCGACCACTGGCGTGACCGCTTCTTCGAGGTCATTTGGCGCGGCTGGTTGAGTCCCTCTACGCCCACGTTGGCCAATCTTGGCACCACCAAGGGCATGCCTGTCGCTTGCAGCGGTCAGTATATCGGCGACTCGGTTGTGGACTTTTATGCGGAACTGCTGGACACCGCAGCACTGACCAAGAACGGCTTCGGCACCTCCGGCTATCTGGGCGACATCCGTCCGCGTGGATCGGCTATCTCCTCTGGCGGCACTGCATCGGGCGTGCTGCCGGTGTTTCAGACCTACGTCGACGCAATGAAGCGCGTCACTCAGGGCGTTGCACGCCGTGGTGCGTGGGCTGGCTACCTGCCCATCGACCACCCGGACTTCCAAGAGCTTGCCGAGTGGGTCAAGAACAACCCGGATGACGCCAACGTCGGCTGGACTGTCAGCAAGGAGTTCATGGACTCGCTGGACGCAGGCCACCCGGATGCCATCGAGCGTTACCAGAAGGCGATGAAGCTGAAGATGCTGACCGGCAAGGGGTACTTCTTCTTCACCGACAAGGTGCACGAGGCTAGGCCAGAGGCCTACAAGAAGCACAACCTTGAGGTGCTGGCGTCGAACCTGTGCACCGAGATCATGCTCCATAGCTCCGAGACCGAGACCTTCACCTGCATCCTCGCGTCGATGAACCTCGAGAAGTATGACGAGTGGAAGGACACGGATGCTGTCTTTGTGTCGACTGTTTTCTTGGACTGCATCGTCTCCTGCTTCCTCGAGCAGGCGCGTGGCAAGCGGGGCTTTGAGAAGGCTGTTCGTGCAACCGAGCGCAGCCGCGCACTGGGTCTGGGTGTCTTGGGTTGGCACTCGCTGCTGCACAAGCGCCGTATCCCGTTTGAGAGCCTTGACGCGCTGTTTTTGAACCGCGAGATCTTCAACCGCATCAACGAGGAGAGCCTTGAAGCAAGCCAGTATCTGGCCAAGGAACTGGGTGAGCCGGAGTACTGCAAGGGTCTGGGCATCCGCAACACCCACCGCATCGCTGTTGCGCCGACGATGAGCACATCCCAACTGATGGGCGGCGTCTCGCAGGGTATCGAGCCGTACATTGGTAACGTATTTGTGCAGCAGGGTGCCGGTGGGGAGACGATCCGAGTCGTGCCTGAACTGCTCGAGATCATGCTTGCTCGGAACGTCTACAGCCGCGACATGATGCTACAGATCGCTTCCCGTGACGGCTCTGTGCAGCATGTGGACTGGCTGACGGACGAAGAGAAACTGGTCTTCCGTACCGCGTTTGAGATTGACCAGCACGCGATCCTGCGTCAGGCCTCCCAGCGACAGAAGTACATCTGTCAAGGCCAGTCGATCAACCTGTTCTTTGGTGCAGAAGACCCTGAGGAGTACATCTCCAGCGTCCACAAGGCGGCGTTCAAGGATCCCAACATCCTCAGCCTGTATTACATCCGAACCAAGGCAGGTGTCAGTGCCAGTTCGGGTGAATGTGTAGCTTGCCACGCTTAACAGAAAGGAAAGTATGAAAAATAAATTTGAAAAAATGGGTTATTACATACAGGAGGCCCTTGCTCTCGTTGGCTTTGTTTGGCTGGCGGCTGTCATGGGGGGTTTGATGGTTCGGCTTACCTTTTACGCACTGGGGCTATCATGACACATAACGCACCAGCAACTCACACAGTTAGTATGTCAATGTCACCGCAACAGTGGGAGAAGGAACTTAAAAAACGTGACGTAGAGCAAGGTATGAATGTCATTAACCACCCCGACCACTACACAGCCGGGGGCATCGAGACCATCGACTTCATCGAAGCAAAAAAGTTGAACTACCGTCTCGGAAATGTCGTAAAATACGTCACTCGTGCAGACCACAAGGGCAAGCGACTTGAGGATCTGAAGAAGGCAAGGTGGTACCTTGATCGCGAGATCGAGCGCAGTACGTAAGTTTTTCATGGTGTGGCCTATGTAGGCCATTTGGCGGGGAGCTAGTCTCCCCGCGTTTTTTCTCTCGGATTCGTCCGACAGCCTTAGGAGCAATATGTCTAAAGTACTCTCCATCGACTTCGAAACCCGCAGCCGTATCGAGCTTAAAGACCGCGGCCTCGATGTCTACTCTTCCTCCCCAACAACCGAAATCATTTGTCTCGCTGCTGGCTTCGATGAAAACAGCGTGGAGGTCTGGGCACCAGAGAATGTCCCCCAGTGGGTCTTCGACCATGTTGCAGCAGGTGGCAAGGTCTCCGCGTGGAACGCTGCGTTCGAGTACCACATCTGGAACCGCGTAGGCAGCCGCCTGAATTGGCCCGCACTGGAGTGGGATCAACTGATCGACTCCATGGCCATCGCTGCCGCTAACAACATCCCGCAAGACCTCGACACCGCAGGCGAGGTGATGGGTGCTGAGTTCCAGAAAGACAAGCGAGGCAAGAAGCTGATCCAGCTTCTGTCGAAGCCCAAGAAGGATGGTACCTTTAACACAGATCCAGAGCTTCTGGAGGAGATGTTTGCCTACTGCCGCCGTGACGTACAGACGGAACTCTCCATCGTCAAGGATCTGGTGCCGTTGTCTGCCAAGGAACAGGGGGTCTGGGTACTGACGCAGAAGATTAACCAGACGGGTGTTCCTGTCGACCCGGTTGAACTCGAGAATATTATTGGTGTTGTCGAGCAGGAGCTTGCCCGCATCAACCAAGACATCACGAAGCTGACCGGGGGCATCGAGGTCACTAAGCGAGACCAGTTGCTGCAGTGGTTCCGTGAGCGCGGTCTGGATCTGCCGAACATGCAGGCCGAGACCATCGAGAAGGAGGCCAAGAAGAAGCACAGCAACCCGGACATCGAGGCCGTCCTGCGCCTACGCTCAGAGGGCGCGAAGACCTCTGTAACCAAGTTCACCAAGATGGCCGAGGTGCAGGTGGGAGGCTACATCCGTAACGGTCTCGTATTCCACGGTGCCTCTACAGGCCGTTGGGCCAGCAGGGGCATCAATTTGCAGAACATTGCACGACCCGCACAGTGGATGGATGACGCGTATATCGCTGACGCGGTGCAGTTTGGTCTTGTCGAGGGTAGCCACGCCACCATGCGTGCCGTTTTCCAAGATCGCACCATGGACGCTTGCTCCTCTATCGTTCGTAATGCCATCAAGGCACCCAAGGGGTATGTCTTCGTCGATGCCGATCTTTCGTCCATCGAGAACCGAGTCGCGTCTTGGGTGGCTGGGCAGAACGACAAGCTGGAGCTATTCCGCAAGGGTCTGGATGAATATAAAACCTTCGCCTCGACCAGCCTCTA